AGTTCATACTCTGTTCCGAACAAAGAATAAAACTTTTTTTTATTTAAGTGTACTGATTCATTCCCCATATTATGATGTTGTGGGCATAAAGGTATTGTATCAGTATGTGGTGGTCTTAAACCTAATCCTGTATGGTTCCTAATGTGATGTATTACAGGCTCTGAAAAAAGACCTCTTTTTAAACAAGCTATGCAACCGATTTGTCTTAATTTATCAAATCTAATCTTATCTTGTTTTTTCATTTCTTCATGTCGTCTATGTCTATTTCTATCTATTATCTCAAAGTGTTCTTCTTTAAGTTCAGTCACTTAATTTATCCTTAATCTTGTTAAGATGATTTTCAATATAAGATATTTCTTCTTTTATTAAGGCATCATTTTTAGGGTCATAATCTGATAACTCTATAAGTGTTCCTAGCCTAATCATTCTTAACAATCTTTTAAATGCTCTCCGAACATGCATATCGGACATATCCGAAACTAATAGCCATTGATTTTTAGACCTTGAAAAATAATTTTCTTCAGGTGTAGATTGTTGAGTTTCATCAGTTTTAGGAATATCTAAAAATTCTTCTCCACTCATAATAATTTCTCCTGTTTGCTATTATCTTCTTTATAAGGTTTCCAATCAAAATCTACAAGCCTATATTCTTTCCCATTAAACTTGCTTTTAAAACTAGCTTCTGTGTAAGATTTAGCAGATTTTAACTTTTCGTAAGGAATCCACATATATTCTGTACCATGAACTATGCCTAAACTTTCCTTTTTTCTTAAAGCTTTCTTATAAATGTAATCTCTAACACTTACTTTTCCAAGCCATACTTTATCTACTTGAACTTTGATCATTTGTAATCTCCATTTCTTTAGTTAATAATAAAGGCTTATCAAATCTTTCCGATAGACTTTCAATAATGCTTAAAGCTTTTTCTTTTTTAAGAATAGAAATATCAGCACCATCTAAAACTTGATAAGGGTCGCCATCTTGAAAAGTTTGTAATCTTACATCTAAAGCATTACAGAACTCTATCAACTTATCTGATGTTATTTTATTAATCATTCTTTCATACTTTTGAACTTGCTGAAAAGTCACTCCTAACTTTTGACTTACTTTAGTTTGAGTTAAATTTTTAGCATACCTATGAGCCACAAGCATTGAAGCTATCCTAGTTCTATTATCCATTTATTTTCCTGTGAGTTTGTGGGGTAAGAAAATCGGAAACTTACCCCATTTATAACTAGAAAGGGAGCATAATGAATACACTCAATTTCTTTTTTATCCGATTTAATCATTATCTGCAATCTATTTAAACTCTAGTGTAAGTATATACAAATTAATTTACTTTTTATTAATATTTTTGCTTTATCAATAAATAACACGCTAAAAGTGTTATTACATAGGCTTTATTAATTATTTACTTATCTGTGAAAATCATGATTAATTAGTGAATAACTAATAAGGAGAAAAAAACATGTACTATAATATATATACTAAACAAACTTTTTCAGGAAAAAATCTTGAAAAATTAGAAGCTACTAATCTTAAAGGTGGTTTCTGTACTTTTAATCAAGCTAGAAAACTTAAAGCAAAAGTTATTAAAGGTTCTAAAGCAGTTTGCAAACTTTCTAGAATGGTATCAGAGGGTAAAGAAAACGAATTTAGATCATACCCTGTATTTCACGAATCACAAATAGAGTTTAGAAAGGAGAGTAAATAATGGATATTTTAAATTTACATTTGAAAGGTCTAGAAGCTTCTAAAAAAGCATTAGAAAAATTTTTAGAAGATTGGAATAAAAACACAGGCGGAAATGAATATAACGAACCAATGTACTGTGGATTTGCTGGAGTTGTTATTTACGATATTAGATCAAATTCTAAAATTGGAAAACAATTAAAAGATTTAGGATTTAGAAAACATTATCCTAAAGGTCTTTATTTAAATAATCCATCTAAACACAATGGTCAGTCAATGGATTGTAAAGAAGAAGGTGCATCAGCATATGCTAAAATTTTTAGAGATGCTGGTTTTAAATCTTACATGACATCAAGACCTGACTAAATTAAATCAGGGTGGTGTAAAAGCCACCCTTAACTAAAGGAGAATATAATGGATATATCAGAACACAACATACCTAAAGAAGTTAATATAATTAATGAAGCTACAAAGATAACTAAAGAATTTAAATCAGTTGAAGAATTTTCAGATTATCTTTTGAGCCTAAAACCAGAACTCTTTAATAATACATGGGATTTATATGATGAGAGTATTTATGGTTTAACAACTAGAATTTGGTTCTCTAAAGGCCAAATAATAAAATCGGATTTGTTTGAAGATAAAACATTTTCGCTTAACTTAAAGGAGAAAAAATAATGCTTATATTTGGCAAAACTAAAAGCGATTGGAAAGCAATAGAACTACATTATAGACGAGAATGGTTATGTTTTGTAGTTGGTTTAATAATAGGGGTAATAATATGAGTTTAGATAAAGAAATAAATTATTCATTTAAAAAGGTAAGATTAATTGAAAGATTAGTCACTTATCATGATTTAAAATCAGATTTGGATAAATTAATAGATCAAATAGAAAAAGAATTAGTTTTATTAGATAAAGAAAATGCAGAGAAAGGAGATCATAATGTCACTAAAGGAACAAAGGCTTAAATTTATAAATAAAATATCTTTAAAGAGAAGATGGACATTTGGAGATAATAACCCATTCTTTGTAGAAGTTTATGAATTAATGGATAAGATTCAAGCAACTACATTAAAAGAATATAAAAGAAAGTTAAAACTAGAAAGGAAGAAATATGAAGAAAATGCTATGCGTAATTATATTGCTACAAGCTTGTGCGTATAAACCTGTAATTGATACTGCTGGAAGAAGTGGAACTTTTGATAAATCTAAAGCAGAAGAAATAACAAACGATTTGCAACATTGTAAAATGGTTGCAGATAGTAATACTTCATTTTGGGGAAGCATTAATTATTGGGTAACAAGCCCTACTGCTACAACTCAAAATGAATCAATTTACAGAAAGTGTCTTATTAATAGAGGACATTCTGTATTAAACTAGAAAGAGAATATGAATAAACAAATAAAAACAGATTATATGATCAAAGGCATGATTGAAGATTTTAGGAAAAAACCTAATCACAAGCTTTTAGATCAAATAATAGGTCTAAAATTTAAACATATTAGACTTAAAAAGGATATTACTGCAGAAGCAGTAGTACAAGATAATAAAATATACTTTAAGACAATTTATGGGTTATATAAATTTGAAAAAGGTATAACAACTACAACAGCTAAATTATTTGCATTAAGTAAGTATTATAAATACGACATAACGCAATTATTTGAACGATTAAACTAGAAAAGGAAAAACATGTATAAAAAAACTAAATTAAGAAATGGTCTAGAGTTAGACTTTGATGATGATAAGCACATTTATTATCATAAAGGACAAAAAGTAGAAAGTGTTACAGGGATTTGTGGAAAAGGTATTCCTAAACCTCAATTAACTAATTGGTTAGTAGCAACTCCTATAAGAGCAATTAAAGATTCATTAGACAGTATGATGGATAATGAACAAACTTTAGATAGAGTTAAACTTGAAAGAATAATCCATGAAGCTAAACAGAAAACTAATAAGATAAAAGATGATGCTGGTTTAGTAGGTTCAGTAGTTCATGGTTTAATTGAAGATTTTCTTCAAGGTAAAAAAATTCCAATCCAATCTGATAGTGCAGTTATTAACTGCTGGAATATATTTTTAGATTGGTGGAAAACCCAAGAATATGAGGTAGTTGAATTAGAGAAAAAAATATTTTCTAAAAAACACAACTATGCTGGTACTCTTGATCTTGTCCTAAAGGATAAGAAAGGCAATCTTGTTTTAGCAGATATTAAGACAAGTAATCATATATCGTTTGACTATACTTTACAATTAAACGCATATAAGTTCGCCTACGAGGAAGAAACTAAACAGAAAATTACTAAAGGGTTAATTATAAGATTACCTAAAAAAGATAGTAATATAGAAGTTAAGGAACTTCCTTTAAATAAACAAATGTTTAATGCTTTTCTAGGTGCTAAATACTTAATGATAGCAATGGCAAATAATTAAACTAAATAAAAAAAACAATAAGGATAAACATGACACAAACACAACAAGGACAACTACCATTCTGTGGTTTAACATTAAAGATGTATAGCACAGGAAACAAAGCCCCAAAAATGGAGTACACAGCTTCATCTAATAAGGCTAAATTCAAATGTACTTTAACTAAAAATATGTACGATCTAAAAGATATAAATATATGGTTAAATACACCACAAGTTCAAGAGTATGTTCGATCAGGACATCTTTTAAAGTGGGGTAGTAAAATAGTACAAGGAGAACAAAATCAATTTGGAGATGGATTAGAGTTAGAAGTAACCTATTTCATGGTTAAGCCATTTGGTGGAAATAATAATTTTAATAAACAAAGTTATACTCCTCAACCTCAACCTACTATGCAACAACAAAGCTATCAACAAGCAAAGCAAGGTATTCAGCTTACTGATGATAAGTTGCCTGATAGTCCTAAAGAGGAGATAGATTGGGCTAAAGAAAACCGAACTGATTTTAACCCAGATATGTATGAACAAGAATTAGGTTAATGTCTAATCAACCGAAATACATAGAGTTAAGACCGAAAACTTTTAACCCTGATCAAATATTAATTTATTTAGATAAAGTAGATAGGCTATTTGCTGATACTGAAATTGAATATAATAATATTAAAAATCAAGTTCAAGAAGTTTTTGATTTTGTTGTTAGCGAAAGAATGGATAATGAAAAAATATCTGTTTCTTTAGCAAAAGTTAAAGCAAGTAATGATGAAAGATATAGAAAAGTAAAAGCTGATCTTTCTGCAAGTCATAAATTATATTTGTATTATAAAATACAATCTAAATTGGCTCATTCTTATTGTGAAAACTTAAAGCAACAATCTATTAATAATCTAGCAACTGAAAAGCTGACTAGAGGATAAATGAATTTTACTAACGAAAATTGGATTGCTCCTTTGTTTATCAGTTAGTAAATAGAGTTATTAGCGAGAGTTAATAATTTGGCTAGGGTGGTTTCTTAATCTGGTTTGGAACTGCCCTAGTTTATAGTTACATCAAAATGCTTTAAGCTAGTTTTAGAAGTAATCTTTATTTCTTTATAATTATAATCAATTAATTCTACATCTTGATGTTTAGTTATATCTTCAATAGTTTGCCAGAGTTTAGGTTTAGATGGAACTACATCTATAAATCTTAAAGCTACAAAATGGCCATAAGGATTATATTTTGATTCTATTTGAAATTCTGCTTCAATTATTACTGCGTCTATCATTAAGACATCTTACTACTTCTTACGCATAATGTCAGCACCCTTTAATCCGTATATCGCAGATACGACACCGATAAAAATTGCTTGATACCAATAAGGTAATTCTTTAAAATACTGAAAAAATAAATCTAATTTATCACGTATGTCAGGGTCGTCAGAGAAAATAGAATAACCCAATATAAGAATAGGCATAGATACAAGCACAAGGACAAATTCGTCTTTCCAACCATTATCATTGCTCTCAATAACTTTTGCTTTATATTCAATTTCGCCTTTCGCCATTTGCTCTGCGTGGTGCATTTGAGCATCTGACATTAACTGTTTTGTTCGTTGTTTATTTTGGTATAGCTTCGCTCCTGTCTTTACACCTAACGATAATAAATTCAACCACATTATTTGTTTATCTCCTCTATAAGCATATCTATTACATGCTTTGCTTTTTCTAAATCTTCTATTTGTTTCTTCTTGTCTTTATGCTTTAAATTATATCTAGAAACATATTTAGTAATATGAGTTTGACAAGCATTAAAATCATTAGCCATACAATAGGTTAAAGGTTGGATTTTAAGCTTCTTATAGTGATTCCCTGATACTTGATCGGAAAATGCAGAGTTGTGTGTGTGCGTTGCTCTATGGCTCTTTAAAAGGGTCTTTTTTAATGTATTTGAGGTCATACTATCTTTTTAATCCAATTGCCCTTATTGTCAAGCACCATAGGTAGTAATCTAGGTATTCCATTTAATATAATTCCACAACCTAGAATAAACCTAGTTTTAAAATTTTTAGCATAATTAAATGCCATAGATTTTTGATTAATTAAACACCCTACATTCATTCCAAAAAATAGATTATCAGGATTTGCCCAATAGCTTATAACAAATTTTGTATGATAATGTCCTTGAACTGCTGACATACCCATAGCTTGACTTACTTTTAAAACATCTGCACTTCTTCCATGTGTAAAAAAACATCTTTGGCCATTAGACATAGTAAGAGTTAAATCATCTATCCACTTCCATTTTCTAGTACCTAAAAAATCTCCATAAGGTTTTAAGAATTGTTTAGACATTCCATATTTTAATGCTCGTCTATAAACTAAACTTGAATGGTTTGAATCTACTTCTATTACTTCTGGATATATAGCTTCTAACTCTTTAATGTATTCTTTAGCTTTATCTAATTCCATTCCAGCAGAATATAAATCAGGATTATGTTCGTGCATAGATATTGCATGAAAATCTAGTAGATCGCCTATATTAACAATTTTATCTGGTTTAAATTCTTTTTTTATTTCTTTTAAAAATGTTATTGAATCCTTATGTTGATAAGGCAAATGCATATCACTTATTACAAGAATTTTTTTATTAGCCATACAAGTATCGCTTGTAAACTATTTTGATAATAATGTAAATATTACATAACCCATAGCACTAATTAATGAGCCTGTTGAGATTAATAATATTTTTTCTAATCGTTTTACTCTTTCTTCAATAGAATGAATTTTATCGTGAGTTAGTTTCTGCATTATACGACAAAGTTTTTCATGTGATTCTATTTTTTGTAATGCGTTTAATTTAGGCATTACTTTTTCTTTCTAGGCTTATACTTTTTAACTTCTTGTGAAATAAAGATGTTTTTATATAAGCTTACTTTTTTACCAAATTTTTTATCTGCTTTTCTTTTTGCCGATTTATATGCTTTAGATTTCTTATTAAAAGATTTAGGCTTACCTAATCGTTTAGGTCTAGCTTTAGCATATATAGGTTTCTTCATAGCCATTAATATTTTCTCTTTCTTTTTTTCATAGCTGAATCTTTCATCAGTTTGCCATTAGGCATTCTATGATAACCTTTAGGAACTTTTTTAGTTTTCTTTTTAGCCATATTAATTACTCATCTTTCCACCTGACCATTTTGCATCAGGTAATCCATTTTTATACGATTTCCCATCAAATGTCAGCACTTGTTTTCTATTAGAGCCATCTTTATATGAAACATGAATCCAACCTGAATTAGCACCCTCTTCTTCTTTCCAATACTCTAAGATTAATTGATCAAAGTCGCAGTTGTTTTCTATCCATAAAGCTACTTGCAAATTAGATACTCCAGCTATCTCAAAATCTGTTGCGTTTCCTGTGGTGTGTTGTGATGTTTTTTTACTTCCTATTGCCTCGCATAATTCTTCTGATCTATAACCAGATGTAATTGTAACAGGCTTATCAAATTTAATTCTTACAGGCTCTAGTATTTCATAACATAGATCGCCTAAGTTTTTAATCTCTCCACTACCAGCTTTATTTTTAATACCTTTTCTTGTAGCAGTTTGTGATTTTTCAAATTCTTCTAAAGTAAAATGTTTGGATAATTGCATAATTACCTCGCAGTTGTTGGTATTCCTGTTGATGTAGTGAAAGGGGATTCTGCAAAGCACATGTAAATGTATGTATCTCCTGATTGATTCATTTGTTGTCCACTTGCTCTTAGCTTAAATCCATTACTTACAAAATCGAATTTATTTGCATTATCTCCTGATTCTGCATTAGAATAATTTGGGTATATTAATTCATCTACAGGATTGTAATTACTTCTTTTATTATCAAATAAACCCCAATCTTGTGCTCCACTTGACCTTTTAAAAATAACAAATGCTGGTTTAAATCCTGTATAGATAAACGGAGCTGAATCTCCAGATTGACCATTTCCTGTGTAGCTTCCGAACTTGCTGTAGCCTTTTTTCTCTGCGAAGCAGTAGGCTATGTAATTATGACCACTACTATTAGTAAATACAGAATTGTTAACTGTAAATACTGAACTTGTTGGTGCAGTATCACCAAACATTTCGTCATTATTTTCTTTAGCTAAAGCTTCATTTAATTTTAATATATGATCAAATCCTATTGCAGTAGAACCAACTGTCCATGGTCTTGCATCACCTCTATTTTTCACTATAACTATTTGGGGTGCTGTAGATAACCCATGTTTTACTGTAGCAGAAGTTCCTGAACCTGTGTATGAAACTATAGAGAACCCAGAAGTATCAGATACACTTCCTGTACTATCTATTGTTCCAATTCCTGTTGAACTTGCGTCATTGGTAAATGATGTTCCAGCTTTCCAATTCCATGAACAATGGGTATCGTTATTTTCATTACAACCAACACCATTACCTAAAGTAAATCCATCTGAACCAAAAGCTGTCATAGTATTTGTGTCAGTTTGTTCAGTTTGTTCAAGGTTAGATGCAAGATATTTAGTTGCTCCCACAACTGAATTAAATAAAAAATGATCTCTGCTATCTCTTTGTTTTATCCAAACTAAATCTGGTGCATGTCCAATTCCTGTTATTGAATGACCAGCAGAACCATTTCCAGTATAAAGTTTAGTATTAAAATAATCTGTTGGTTTATCGATTGTAGTGTAAGCCATTATCCATACTCCGCTAAGTTCTTGCTATTTAAAACATAGTAGCCACTTGGAACTGCAAATTCCATATTCCCATAGCCATTACCATCACTATTTCCTGATGAGATTGTATAAGGTGGAGAGCCAAAGTTTCCTTGAATAGCTGGAGTTCCACCCCCAGAATCTCCATAAGCAAAATGATAAACTCCTGTTCCTGTTGCATCAGTTTGAGAAGCTGGTGCAGTAATTGTATAACCACCAGAACCTGAAGATGGATTGCCAGAGTGTTGATAAACATTATTTTTTGCCACATAAACTTTATTATTATCTAAATCCATAGCAACAGAAATTATATCTCCATCTGTATATGAAGATTGTGATCCTGTGTTACCACCATTATTATAAAAAGTTCCATCATAGTAATAAGCATAATCATAATAACCACCACCAAAAAAACCACCTCTTAATGAACCAGCACCTATACCTACAATAGCAGAATTTCCTGTTGTAACTTTAAACTCTGCATACCATTTACCTTGTGAAACTGCCATAGTTGAATACATAGCTGGATAACCACCACTGCCTTGTGAACTTGTAAATGTTAAATTACCATCTGATAAAGTTCCAGCTGATGGTATCGTTGCGTTAAAGTGTAAAGGATTTGCAGTAGTCATGTTTAAAGTACAAGTATCAGTAGATTGATCTATGCTAGTTAAATTATTTACAGTAAAGTTATTTCCATTTCCTGATACATCTGCACCTAGACTACCAGAGTTTTCAAAGTCTAAATAGAATCCATTTGTGCCAAAGGTNNAAATTCTCCAAATGATGTTGGTGTAAGTTGTTGTCCATCAATAAAACATACTTCTGCCATATAACCATCAAAATATGAACCAGAAGCTATTTTACCAATAGAATGAACATAAGAATTATTATTAATATCTCCATCTGTATTTTGTGGTGGATAACCAAGTGCAACTTCAGTTAATGTTATTTGTGATCCATTAACATATATTTTTAACCTATCTGCTTCTGTTGATTGAGTTGTATCTTTAGCAAACACTAAATGATACCAAGCAGATACATCTCTAAATAGCATTTCACTGTTTAAAGTATAATCTGTACCAGCTATATCATTGTCATATTCTAAAATATCTCCTGATGTAAAATAAAATCTTTCCCAAAACCCACTTGGATTATAAGCATTAAATAAATCTTGAATAGAGCCTAGTGTACTTCTTTTAACCCAACCACTCCAAGTCCAAGTTTTTCTATTTGATGCACTTGATGGTGTTCTTGTTAAACTGTCAGAACTTCCATCATCAAATCTTAATGAGTTAGCTACATTATAGCCTGTGTCTTTTATGGAGTTAGTTCCAAGTATTAGTGGCATTAAATCTCCAATGTTGGAAGTTCGCCTAATGGTCTTGTTACAGAACCATCTTCTTGTTCTGTGTATGTATATAAAGTTTCTAATGCTGGAGTGTTACTTGCATTTGTAATTGCAGTTTCCATTTCGTTTGATTTAGTTCTAACACTTGCTCTATATGTTGCAATGTTAGTTGGTACAGAATAATCAGATACTTCACTTGCTTTAACAACATACCAATCAGTAGGTGCTAATAATCCACTTGCTTGTTGTTTGATAGTTTGTATTAAATTATATTTTAATCCTCTAGTTTTAACATCTCCAACTTCTTTATCACTTGGTAAATCTC